GTGCGACTATTTCTTTCCGTTGATTCGGCTTTACCCAAATAGGTGTGGAGATCACTGCCCACACTGGGGCTTGGGTTGGTGGGCAAATGGTGCGGGTGAGGTCGATCGCGGGTTAAAGATAGCTACTCTTGAATCCCCCTTATTGTATCACCCCATCAGGGACACACTGCTCAAGTCTATCGTGGCCTCCGATAAAGCTGGCGATAGGCCAAAAGCGCGCAGCCGCCACGGCGATCACGTCAGCTGAGTTGGAAGCACAACCTTGGGCACCTTCGTGGCGACAGCTGGGGTGCTTAGAAGGCAAATAATGTTGCAAGACATGGAAGTTATCGACATGTCCCAAGCCCGTCGTGGGGAAGGGTGCGGTCTCGGAATGGCTGTTCCCCTGGATAACCAGGCTCTACGCCTGTCCCAAGTGTGTTTCGACCACGCACCTGGGAAAAGAATTGTCTCGCCTCACACTCTTCTGCATCATCTAGAAGGTCGATTGAATGATGTGGAAGTCCCACAGCAAACAGCTCACCCGGTCCCTCGAGAGTTTCTAGCCGGTTGTTTGCGTAATTTTAATTCAGTATGGGGAGGGGGCTTAGGCTCTCACATTGGGGGGCAGTCACAGACTGACTGTCCACTCCCTTACTTGAATACCATTATAGTGCCCGGGACCCCATTGATGAGGTTGTCCAAGGGCATCTGTGGGAAGGAGCAAAACGAGCGCAGTGGTCTGGCAATAAAGCAGCAAGGGGCCTGGACCAGCATGCTCCGTAGTTTTGTCAGTGGTGCAATCGTCCCAGCACCTGTGACCATTAAGGACAGTGTCCAAATAAAGCGAGACCCTTCTTCATATGTGACAGCCCCCATATGGTTGTACCACTGCGTGCAGTGTGGTGACCATTGGGAGAAACTGACAATGAATTGTAAGGGATGCCGCCAGTGCATGGATCACTCTGCGGCTTTAAATTCATCCCCCCCTGTTGGGGGGAGGCACCTATCTCGCACGGTAGGTGCTGATTACACTTTACCGGCGTTGTATCGGGGTTTCTCCGTCTTCGCTGATGATCAAGTTGTTGAAATGTGTACCACTATAGCGCAGCGCATGCACCAATATAATTTGGATGACCCTTCGGAGGAACCTGGTGATTGCGCCTACCGCTGCTTATTAGCAGCTGCCGGTTTAGTGGAGACCGCTATTTTCCCACCGTTCAAGAACATATCAGAGAAAAGGATGATTGACTACACCCAACGTGTCCGGCTTGCCGGGCATGGAGTTGGTCTGACATTCTATGACTTTGCGCCCTTGGACGATGGCGTTGAGATTAAACACTCCAGCGTGGTCTTTGACAATGATGAAGGTTTTGGCCACATTGTCATTTTGCGCCGTTCGGGGTTCGTGTCCCATGCGGTCACGACCAGGGCTGATGATAAGTGTTTCTTGCGCTTGGTGGATGAGCGGGTTGAGGAGTTGGCATCAGGCTACTCCAATGCACATTTGACTGTAATTGGGGAGGAAATAAAGGCTTGGAAGGCACTCCTTGGGAGGGTCACCACAAGTATACGGCATATTAGGAGTGGACTGAGCTCCCGGTTCGGGTCATTGCGGAGCGCGGAAGCCAATTCCCGTTCCACAATTAGAGCCCAGGGGTTGGATTGGTTTGACACATTGAAGGCCGACTTTCGGAGCCGTGCCGTGCAGCCAGTTGTTACCTCTGAGGCCTACGCTATTGGTGGCCCGGATCTGGACCATTTGATATTCGACGAGCATAATGGCCGTTCGAGTTTATATGCTGAGTTGGAGCAGTTTAACGAAACCCCATGGGCTTTGGTGATGAGACATGGTGCGGTGCGGCTGCAGCGTGAGCTAATAGCCCAAAATCAGCATTGCTCCCTCTGTTACTCGTTGACCCCCCGTGTCAACTGTGGCCATGTTTGTCCTTGGCCACGGTTCGTTGAGCCCCCAATGAATTTTCCTCTCCAGCGCGTGCGCGACTTTGTAGCCCAGACTGTACCAGACTTGTGCATCCATTGCCGCTGCTCAAGTTGTTATGGCACTTGTTTGGGGTTTGCGATGTCGCTGTACACGCCACAACTTGATGGGCGTTGTATCGTGGTGCATCGGGGTGGCATTGTCCTCCCGACAGGTTGGTATACTCCTGTGAATACGTACACGCGGGAGAATGGTCGCTGGCTTAAGCGCATAGCCAGGCGCCCCAATCCGCATATGGTCCTCAAGTTCCAAGGCCCGAATTTCGATGTTTGGGCACACCCCAATGATTTAATGGACTTGGACATTCCAATTTATATGAGTGCCACTGTGTATGAGAGCGTTGCAGGCCGTATGGTCCATGTTGACCACCTCCGCAATGCTATCATGCGTTCCACCGGGGTTGCCGTGGATGGCGTTAGCCATAAGGCTTGGCTTCGCCAGCTCACGGCTGATGTTATCGATCGCAATCGCGACCTGGACAAAAAGTTGTCCGACTCTTACACCCCTTTGGTTGCATGTGAGAAACACTTTGTGTATCACCACTCCGTCATTCCTAACCTCCCACATGTGATAGGTGGGGTTATAGAGCAAAAGTATGACGTTGAGTTGTTGGCCTTACAGAAGGTCAACACTATTATGAACGGGGGCACACACCCTAGAGCTAAGCAATGGCTTGACCTCAGCCGTTTGGATGTCAACAACAATTCCTTGAGGGAAGACATTGTCAAACGAGCTGTACCGAGAGATGCCTTTGGTAATGTTCCGTTACTTACCAGAGTCGGCTATGCTAGCGCTGCTGCGGTGACCGGATTGACGGTAGGCAGCTTGATGCGCCAGCCTTTAGTGGGCGCAATGGGTGGGATGGTACTTGGCCAGCAAGCCTGGGATGCTTTGCACGCGGAGGCATATGCCCCCAGTGCTAGCCTCATAGGCGCAGTTGGTTAGAGGTGCCAACACGGGCGATTGGGCAAGTGCAAGCTATGTCATCCGAACAAGCCTTGCCCATGTTGTGGTCTCATCCAGACCTCTGTCTCGTGTGCGTGCCGCAGTGACTCCAGTTTCTTTTCGTTGGTTTCTACTGGAGCCGTTGTAAATATAGGACAAACTTACCCTGTTCAGCAGACGACTTTCCCAACTTTGGTGGCCGCACCAGCTGTAAAACCACAGCGTTTAGACTGCACTATAGATTTTTCTGCGGTCAGTGATAGTAGAAAATTTGCGGAGACCGGAACCACTTTGGTGGGCATCGGCGTGGATGGCATTTTTCCCATAGTGTCGGACTCAGGGCCAGCTAATATGACCTCAGCACTGTTGAATCGTGTTTTGAGTGTCAGTGAAGCGGTCGATAAGAAGCTCTGGCACCAGTTTGAGAGATTTGTTATGGATAACGCCTCATTGCTTTTCCCTAATCAATATAAAGTGGGGCGTATGCCCTTCGATCAATGGAATAGTAGATTCCCGGATGGTAAGAAGAAACGCCATTTGGTTGCAATGGAGCAATTGAACACTGGACAAACACCCAAATCTTATTATGGCAATCAGGTGTTCATAAAACGAGAGCATCTGTTTAAGAATTATCGGGATGGTGAATGTGTAAAGCCTGATTACACGCCACGTGTGATCTCCCCATTTTCAGATTGGTCCAATATAGAATTAGGGCCTTGGTGTGCCAATATGCACGTGGCTCTGAAGGAAAATTGGGGAAGTGGCTCTCTAGTGTATGGCTCCGGATTGGATGGGTTGGCTGCCGGCACTTGGGCCAACCAGTTTGATGGCCTCGAGTGCCCCGATGTGCCTGACTTGAATTGGTTGTTCTTTGAGAATGACTTCACGACTTATGACAAAACACAACACAAAGGTTGTTTTCGTTTGGCATTGAAAGTCTTCAAGTTATTTGGAATCCAGTCTGACCCGATGGCCTTGAGAGCCTTCTTGGCGCAGTGGCGCACACGTGGTTATTCGAAGTTTGGCCACAAGTTCACTGTGCCCGCTACGATGAAATCTGGATGCCCAAACACAACCCTCCAAAATTCTATATTGAATGGCTTGATGCACTGTTTTATATTTGCCACAGTATTGGGTTTATCTTGTGAGGAGTTGTTAGGGCACATGCGGTTGATAGCCAATGGGGATGATAATGTCACGGCATTGCCGCGGTGGCTAGTCAAAGACATCCCCCAATTCATGGAACGCAGTACAGAAATGTTCAAGCGTTTGGGCATGAGCCCCAAGTTGTGCCAGAAACCCTTTGTCCAGGTTAAGATGAATGGAGGGAATTTTACCCCCGCAATGGTTAACGGCATTCCGACTATGGCTTTAACGCCTATGTTAGGCCGACTAGCCCCTAAGTTTGGGTATTCCTTGGATCCAAAGAATGCCTCTGGGGAGTGGATAAATGGAGTTGTTGAAGCTACACACCGCCTCACAGCTTTAGTGCCATTCCTCCGACATTTTGTCCAAGCCAATCATTTTCCTGGCTTGGCTACCTTACCCATCGAAAAAGTGGAGATGAAGTATCGGTTAAGCAAAGATTTGAAAATTGAGTTCAACCCCTCTGCCTACCTCTATGAATTGCGGAGGTCCGGTCTCGGACCCGCTGAGGAGGAGCAATATCGGGCTGAACTGGCTACGTGGGAAAAACCGTTTGTACATAGTCATGTAATATATGCGTTACACAAGAACGATAGGGAGTGAAAACACCGAAATTGAAAATCCTGTCCCCCCAGGAGCTGGCAGGTGGCCTGGGGTGTTTTAGCCGCTGAGTGGGTACGTCGCTTGGTGCACTAGCCAAGCACAAATAACTGGCGCGGTATTTTTCCAGGCCGAAAGGTTACACTCAAAGTGTGTTTCGTGTAGGGCTTAGTGCAGCCAATAACCTTTTTCGCTAAAATAGCCACTAACGATGCAAGCACAGCGTTCACGCTCAGGCAGCCGGAATCCCCGCCCACGGCGAGGCAACAAAGCGCAGAAGCGCAAGGCTGCACGTGTTGTCGCGAACTTGAACGCCTCTTTACCCAATTCTATCCGTCAACAGTCGCAAAGGATGAGGAACACGATAGCTCTGCCTCGGACGGTTACGAGATCATTCCAGTCGAATCAACTGACGAGTGCCCGCAACTTATCCCACCGGTTTCTCCAAATGACCACGGACCCAACATCCGTCATGGATCCGGTAGTGATCAATTGCGATGCACCCAGTACCGTCAGTGCCATCGCCGGGTATTACGATCTTGATTTTACCGGCCCAGCAGCGGCAGGCACCAATTTCGTGCCTCGTGCCAATACCTTTATTGTGGTTCAGCGTAACCCCATTTGGAATCGGATAATTTATGACCCAAATTCCGCAGGTGCAGTTGCCGCTTATGATGGCTACTTTTCTCGGGCTGATGCTGTGCCGTCGCAATCCTTCGCCATGAATATGGCTGCTCAGGGGGTGCTGGCGAGCATGTCTGCAGTTGATGTCCCGTTGACTTTGGCTTATCTAAATTCGACTACGGCTTACAAACCGCATGGCCAGATATTCTGGTGCGCTCAGCATGCTGGCATGTCCTATTTTTGGATTGATGCCTCCGGCGGTGCTACTAGCACTGTGTCGGTCACTGTGGCCACTTCCGGGCTGAATGCAGCGGATTGGGGGGCTGGTGAGGTTTTCTCAGTGACGCTGGAAGTGTATAAGTTGACAGGAGCGAAAGAGGCTCCCACATTGATCAACAGCCGCACAGTCCAAGGTGCGCCTGGTGGGGAATTGAACCCCACGGCCATAACAACCCTGGTGGAGACGCGTGGCTATTACGCTTTTAAGCTGTCTTATGTTGAGAATTTCTTTCTAACCCCTGGAACACGGTCTGCTACGATCACCGTATCTGCTTTTGCCTTAACCTTAGGCAATGGCGACCAGTGTTGTCATTTACCGGCTGAGGGTGTGTTAAACAATTTGGCAAACATGAGTACATTGCGGACTACAGGTTTGTCAATTTTGACCTCCAACATCTCGGCTGAACTGTACAAGAATGGCGACTGTTCCGTTACCCAACAGGGTTCTGGCACGCTGTGGCATTCGTTGATAACCAACACAGGGGACTATCAGTCTAAATTATCAACGTCAACCAACACTTCCAGATACAAGTTCTTCAATTGGGAAAAAGGCTCTTATGCCTATTTGAAACCAGAATCTGTGGATGACCTGGGGAGTGATGTGGTAAAAGTTGAGTTGGCTGCTAATTCAGTTCCCAGCAGCACCAGCTTCTGCCCTTACACTAATGGCTCCTACCTAATCTCTTACGTGAAAACTTTGAATGTGGCGGCCACCCCTAGCACCATTGCTAGAGTCCAAATAGGCACAATGGTGCAGTGGACTTCTGCCAATGCTATGTTTCAAGGGGTTGGTGCTCAACTGAGTCCGAACACAATTAGCGAATTGGTGTTCCACCTTGCCCGGCAGGCCCAGTTTTTTGAAAACCCCTTCCACCTGATGGCTTTGATTCCAATAGTCAAAGCAGTGTTGGGTGGCATCGGTTTAATTTCTGGTGCTGTTACAGGGGTTGCTTCAGCAGTGTCGGCTGTCAAAGCCGCGTCACGCTGAAGCTGCCTTGCATTTCGATACCATGGCCTATACTGCGGGCCTGGTTGGACCGGTGGCTGTTATGGTGGGCGGGATTTCACCCCCAGACCTGTCGACCAGCTAGATTTGTGCTGCCGTGAGCATGATTATCATTATGCCCATGGCATGTGCCTAACTGGCGACCGGATACTGCTGAATCGGACCATGACAATGCAGGGACCTCTGGCAGTAGCCTTGCACACTGTTTTCAAATTGAAAGTAAGTTACGGTTTGTCTAAGGACTGTTTGCACCAAAATCAACTATTGGGTTGCCAAGATTTGCAAGGCAAGTATGGTTATCCCGATGGGCCTTGGGTTGCACCAAGGATTGTTGTTGTGCCTGTCCCCAAAACTGTGCGTGATTGGTTGGCCATTATAGTAGCTAATATTCCCAAAGTTTAACACAGCTCGTGGCTGAGGGCATCCCCGAGTTCAAGATTCCCCATAAGCGCTCTTCAAGGTTGTGTCTTAGTGCTTGTTTTAATCTCTCTCCTCCCTGTTAGTTCTTGTTTAGCATGTATGTTGGCAGCGCTTGCGAGGCATGTCATAGAACACCCTCCCTAGTTGGATCGTCCCTATAGAGACGGCGCTAGAAAAAATTGCCACATGAAGACCAGAGCTTAGCTCAGCCGCCAGGGCACTCTTAGGAGTGAAGGTCGAACCCTGCAAGAAACCATTAAAGAAAATAGCGGC